ATGCTTACGGTAAAGCAGATCGACGCAGCTAAGCCTGCGGAAAAATCATATCGCCTGGCTGATGCTGGCGGACTCTTCCTGTTCGTACCACCGTCAGGAAAAAAGGTGTGGCGCATGCGTTACCGGTTCGAAGGCAAAGAAAAAACTCTAGTAATCGGACCCTACCCTGAAATCTCCCTCACCGAAGCCAGGGCGAAACAGTCTGAGGCAAAAATGAAGTTGCTCTCAGGCGTAGACCCGGCAGAGCAGAAGCAGGCAATAAAGAAGAAAGAGAAAGAGGCTGTTGCTGATTCGTTCGGGGATATCTTCTTGGAGTGGCATGCCCATAAATCAAAGGTGTGGTCGAAAGGTTACGCAGACGAGATGATGAGTATGTTTAATGACGATATACTGCCAGTCATCGGGCACCTTAAAATGGAAGAAGTCGAGCCTATGGTATTGCTGAAGGTAATCAGACTTTTTGAGGACCGGGGCGCAATGGAGCGAGCAGATAAGGCGAGGCGAAGATGCGGCGAGGTTTTCAGCTATGCGATCGTAACCGGCAGGGCTAAATACAATCCATCAAGAGACCTTTCAGGGGCTATGAGGGGATATAGAAAGCAGAACTACCCTTTTCTTCCAATGCACCGCATACACGAATTCCAGAGAGCGTTGAATGGGTACGGCGGGTGGATTATATCGAAGATTGCTTCGCAGATTCTTCACTATACAGCAATGCGTACAGTGGAGTTGCGTTCGCTGGTATGGACGGGAATTGATTACGAAACCAGGTTAATTAGCGTTGACCCGGAAGTCATGAAAGGCAGGAAGTTGCACGTGGTCCCAATGTCAGACCAGGTTATCGAACTATTCAAGTTTCTGCAACAAATCACTGGGCAGTATACGCTTTGCTTTCCAGGGCGCAGCGATCGAAAGAAGCCTATAAGTGAAAATGCCGTGCTCGGTGTGATTAGAAGCATTGGTTATGAAGGCCAGACTTGCGGGCATGGATTCCGCCACCAGTTCAGCACCGTGTTAAACGAGAAGCACTGGAGCGAAGACGCTATCGAAATGCAACTGGCGCACGTTAGCGGAGGGACTCGCTCTGTATACAACCACGCAGCATATCTTGATACCCGCAGAAAAATGATGCAGTACTGGGCAGACTGGCTTGATGAAAAGGTGGCGTAAAGCCACCTAAATCACCGGGCAGTCATCTAACTCGCCTGCCCGCGCATCATTGATGATATAAGTCACGACGCCGAACACAGCATCCTCTTCCTCAAGTCTTTCCATTGCGCCATTTATCAGCGAAACAACATGCGGTTTTGGCAGAGCCCTGTATCTCATCAAAGTAAACTCTCCCCTGACAGCACAAACCACAATTGATCCGTCGCAGGGACTGGCAGAACTGTCAACGACGAGAAGAGCGTCTTTCATCACGCCATCCCTGTAACTGGTTTCGGATGCTTTGACAAAATAAGTCGATGTCGGCCTCCGTATGAGCAATTTATCGAGCGATATCCGTTGTTCTTCATAATCCGCAGCCGGTGACGGGAACAGCGAGCCCGTGCCGGAGATAGAGTAAGACTGGTTGCAGATGCGTTGATGCCTGCGGCAGTACGCTTTGCGCGTTGATAGCCGCGATAAGGGTTGTAGTCATATAGTATCCTTAATGATTTTATGTCAAAGAATGCTAATTGATTTTTTTATGTGACATATGTGCTATTTAATAGCAAAATAACTTTCTTTTCTGCGGTCATGTGTTGATTGTCGCAGGGGGTTATGGGTAATAGGGAGCTTTAATAAATGATAGTCGCAAGAAAATATTTTATTTACTCCAGACCGCAGGCCTGGTCAGTTTTAATGATGTTTACAATATCACTTTTTTTGTTTTGGAATATTGAAATATTAAAATACGGAAATAATTTCCTTGGATCTGATTCATTTATAATAGTTGACAGGATTTTAAATTCAGACCATCTAAAATGGTTTGAGCAGACATACTTATCTCAATTTGGAATTCAGGGCATCATACTGTCGTTGATGCACTCAGGCATTTTTTCCTTTGATGTTATAGATATAAGCCTGCAATCTTCATTGGTTATATCATTGATGACAGCATTCGTTTTTTCTGTTCCATCATACAAGATATTGAAATTCGGCGGCATATATTCGGCAGTTCTATACTGGCTATCGCTGGCCCTATCACCTTGGGTATTGCCGTTTTCATACTCCTTATACTGGGTACCATTCACATTAATGCTACCATTTGCCATTGCGTTTTTAACGGGCAAGATGATGTTTAATGGCAATAAATTATTAATGCTTTCAATGATTTCCTTTGCAATGATAATTAAATGCTTGTGTGGATACGAATACATCACAACAGTAACTTTATTCGCATGCGGTGGTTATGTTTTTTCCCTTATTGGCACAGAATATAAAGCAAAAATATCAGACTTGGTATTAATATTTTTAGCTTGCGTTATTGGATTTATCATTGCCGTCCTAATACACTCTCTTCAATTAAATTGTATAAATAGCGAATACGGACTCTCAACCATATTAAACAGAGTTGAACTTCATACAGGCACAGATGGTGGTGCAGATTATGCACAAATATTGATATCTCATCTGTCGTCACGCCCTGGCAATGAAGATATTATAAAACTCCTGTCATCAGCAGTGGAAGATCATAAACTGCTATTCATCTGGCTTTCATTTAAAGAATATTTTTATTTACCTGCTCTTGTCGTGTTTGACAGAACTGTTTCATTTGGATGGTTCGTTTTTATTGCCTTGCTTGTATCTTTGTCTTCCTTGACATTTTTTCTAAAAAAATATAAAAATTACTTTAATAAAGATTTTTATTTATACTCAATTGGTTGTACTCTGTTTATTTCTGGTGTTTTCTCATGGCAAATACTTGCTTGGCATCATATGACAATACACTTTCACCTTAATGGGCAGCTGTTCGCTTACGGAATAGTACCAATTTCCATGGTGAGCGCTGGTATACTGATACACAGATCAATTGGGAAGACCATCGGGTTAAGTGAACTTTCAACAAAGACACCGACATTTATAGTTGCATTATGTTTCGTTTACCTGTCGTTGATTAGCAACTTTAGCTATAAGGGAAATATTTACGACAATTTTCAGTCTTATAGACAAACTAGCTCAAAGGTTATAGGTAATATTGATCAGGCAGTCATAACCCCCACAAGCTCAGAGCTTTACAGGGGTATGGGCATGACAACATCAAGAATACTTCTTTCTGGATGGGCTGTATCAAAAGGAAAAATGCCAGCTAAACTATATGTTTTAATCAACGGTGGTCTCGCTGGGGAAATTTCACCTGATATAGAAAGAGACGATGTTAAGAAAGTTTATCCAGAAGCTAATTTAAAAAGCGGATTTATTTTTACATACGATGTACCTGGAAGCATTGATAAGGATAACATAAAAGTTTTAGCTCCTAATGGGAATGGTGGGTATTCTGAAATAAAGTTATGAAATATAAAAAGGGCGCTTAGCGCCCTTTATTATTATGTAAGAGGATACTGAATGTACACCCTGAAAATTTTGCTACCAGTAAGTGCCTGGGTTCGAACTCTGATTCTAAGATTGGTAACGGTACTTCCATCAAAATCATAGTAAGCCGTAGCAGTTTGGTTGTCACTGTAGGCGATGCTAACATTAATTGATGAAGGAATTTCACTTAACTTTCCAGCAGGGGTAATGTTAATAATTCCTTCCGCAACTCCCCCTGTACCCGTTAAGGTTACAACTCTAGTTGTATGAATCATCTCATAGTCAAATGAGTTTAAATCACGGCTTGTTGGTAAATTAAATCTACTGGTTCCAAAACCATTTAGAACCTTACCAAGACAGTTATTTTTATTTATAGTAGGTCCAGCCTCAGCTATGCCATATTTTGCATTAGTAATAACGCTGCCAATGTGTGAGTCTATGGTGCCCCCAGAAATAAGAACTGCGTTACCACGATTACTGATCGCTCCTACTATCACACCTTCAACACGAGCACCTGCTACAGCACCCAGAAAAATAGCCGAGTTAAGGTCGAGATACGCCGTGTTTGCAGCCCTGTCCATTAAGAAGTACGCATTTGTTATCTGCGGGCTAGAGCAGTATGACAAAGAAATAGCCGCCCGACCTTGCGTATCACTTGCAAGCGGGTTACAGAAGAAGTTTATCTTATCAATCTTAGGTAAGTTGCAGTTACTTGGCATTAAGATACATTCTTGCAATGAATTAACATGGCAATCATGAATCCATGGAGAGAGTACACCAGGACTACTAATCTGTCCTGTGACGTCTGGCACTACCGTTTCAGGCAATCGGGTACCACCCACAATTCCTTTGTTGACATTCATCATCTCAAAATCATAGATGTGTGGCCCTTCCACATAGTCTGGAAACAGAATACCTGTATCGCAGAAGTATATCCAAAACCTGGAAATGCTAAAGTCAACTACATAGCCATCACCAGCGATAACGATAGCTTCACCATAGAACGTATTTGGGGTAGGGGATACATACCCACAGTAAGAAAACCCATGGATTCTAAAGTTAAGAACGCTAATAAGGTGAATACCGCGCCACCACCCGGATTTCTCAACATCAGCACCAGAGATACGAATATCTTCTATACCCCCACTAAACTCAGTTCTGTAGGCAAGAGTTGCTAATGTTGTAGAACTGCCTGGAGTCACTATCTTTGCGCGTCCATCAATCTTCAGAGCTGTTGTCTTTGAGGACGCAGTTGACAGTCCAGTTCTGAGAATGCTGAATCCTGATAAGGAGAATTTAGAATCCTTATCATTTGCAAGTGTTATGACGATTCCATCACCAGTTCCTGTGAAAATAAAATGACTCTCACCGTCACCTTTGCCTTTGATACTTATCTTTCCATTGATTTTCAATGTATCTGATAATGAGTACTTCTTATCAAGCATTGAGAAACCACCAACAGCACTTGCAGCCATTGCAGCAGCCCAATCAACTGACTGAGTTAATGAAGTGACAAATGGGTAAACCATCTTAGCTGCTGCCAGTGTTGAAAATCTTTCAGACAGAGGATGGTTAGTTCCATCTCCAATGGCACCAAAGTCTTCAAGAGTACGAAAGTCTGTATTTTTATCGTGCTGTGTTCTGGCTACAGCTCCAGCCAATGGTGATTTTACAGCGATAAGTGAATCGCCTTTCCCATCGTCTGAACTCGCAAGCATCGCTCGCAAAGAAGCATCACCGATGCTAACCCATGCCCCAGTACCAACGCCACCTGAAGAGGCAGGCGTAGACCCCGCATCAACATGCTTTGGCAGCGAACCATCCCAGCGGTAATATTCGCGAGTATCTTCATCACGTAGCGCCTGGTTTGGCAGAGTGATGTCTGCTCCGTCCTGGAATGAGTCGATAAGGATCCACCCATATTGTGCGATAGCCTGCTGAGCAAGCCAGCGAAGACCTTCAATTGTGTAATGCTCGTTACCAAAACGATCAACGTAGGTATTTACTAATGACGTGACGAATTCGTCAATTTTCCCCGCGTTAAATTTGAGATCGCGTGGGGATTCGCTCGGTACCGGCAGATTTGTAGGTTGGGTAGCCATATTTATTCCATAAAAAAACCCGGCGCGGTGGCCGGGTTGGGTGGATGGTGAAGAAATCACATGTAGATTTTGTCGCTGTACTCTGCCAGCGTTAATGCCGTGCTACCTTTTCCGTCGGGCTGTTTTGCGGTAATAGTCCATTGCCCATAATCAAGCTCTTCTGACGTGGCGATCACATACCGCGATGGGGATTGCACGGTGTATCCGTCAAAAAGATTTAATTCGAGGTTTGGGATGGCAGCAGAGAATCCGAAATCAGTATCCCCTCTCGGCGTAGCCGGGTATCTTGCAGTAGTCGCGCCAAGCGCATCCGTTACCTGAACAAACATTTGTCCTGAGAAGTTAATACGCTCGCTGGTTTCAAAGTTGTTACCACTGCGGGAAACGATATACCCGGCCTGCTGGTTGGTGTCGTACGTGTCTGGCACCTGAACCATGTCTCCGATATTCACCCACTCACCATCCGCCATTGCTGTGACGGACATTGTCATGCGCGAATAGATGAGCCGTTTGCATTCACGTAAAGCCCTCTCGTTGGCCTGAAACCTGTTCCTGATATACAGCAACTCAAATTTCTTCGCCTTCGTTGGCGCTCCCTCAACAATGCTGTTGCCTGATACCCTATAGCGCACAAAGTCCTGTTTATTCGTATCAGGGTTACGGAACTGCACTTCGACACCGTCATACCCGCCGGGCAGTGTCATATCGAAAGAGAGGGAATAACCGTCTGGCTTTGTATTGGAACGATTGAAAATCGTTGCGGCTGACGTTTTGCGACTGTCTCTGGTAAAGGAGAGCACCCCGTTATCGTCATACACCGACACGCTGGCAGCATCACATATGCTTTCCATACGTGAACCCAATGAAACATCTTCATCATCAAAGGTGTAATCGAAGTATCCCAGTCTCGGGTCAATTGCATCAATTTCAGCCTGTATCTGGTACAGCCCGTAAATATCAATGCTGGACTCTGGCTGTTCGCCGGTAATCAGCCAATTATGCAACGCGACGTCCGAAAACTTCCTTGACGGCCTAAGCGTGTAATCGACCTGTTGCGTCACCATGTTATAGCTGATGACGTGCCGGGTGATGAGCGCGTTATATTTGCGATCGCGTGAGCCGGTAGCATTTTCAGTGGCGCGCACCTTCACCATAACAAGCGTATCGTCAGGATGAACCACATTTGAACGCACGTTTACTGCGTGAATTTCCTCTACCTGCAAACGGCTGGCATCACTGCTGTTGTCAGTGCGCTGGAAAGAGATTGCGTACCGACCATACCCACCGACTGGCGTGATTTTGTCTGTTCGATAGAACGTTTCTGACGTGTGATGATGCGGTGTTGTCTGCTTATATGTGAATGTCTGCTCAGTGCCGGGGATCTGGTCGTTGTTGTCATCTACCTTCCAAAGCGTCACTTTCCAGTGCGTCTCACTGTCGCCACCAAGCCCGGATTGCGTATGCAACCATAACTGGCTTGAGGGGAGCGGAGAGAAGAAAGGGCCAACGATTAGCGCTGAGTTATCATTAAGTATGAACTTGGTAGTGTTAATTGTTGCGCTCTCGATGGGGATGCCAGGTCCGTCGAGGCGATCAAAAGTAAACGTGTAATAGAGGATCGGATTAACTACTGCGCCGTTGCTAGTTTGAGCAAATCCAATCAGGTTAGCTGACAATGTTACGTCTTCTGTTTTAGTGCCGCCAGTAACGGGGTATGTGACGCTGATGGTGAACGTAACAGGATGTGGGAACGACAAATCGGCAAAGTAATCAAACGCAGCTTGTTTCACGATTTTCATGGCAATCTGGCCGCCAGCGTATACGCCGCTTATCACAGAAGTTGCTGTTGCCGTTTCTACCGGAAAATTACCGCTCTCATTAAGGCCGGGAACCTCCTGCCCGTCCACGTCATCAAATTGATAGCCCTCGAATACCTGCGGGATAATAACTCCCGGATTGTAAATGGTATATGATGCGCCAGCCATTGAGCCGAGATTGGTTTCTGAGAACCTGACCGAAGAGATATCGTAACGCCCAAGCCCGAAGCTCATGAGCTCAGTAATGTATTTCAGATTCGCTTCATACTCGAAAAGGGACTCTTGAGTCAGATCTGGATACGCTCTCACCTGTCCGAAATTATCGGGCTTCGCCTCGCCGTTACGCGCGATGTTTGTCTGCCCTTTGAGGCTGTTATTAGGAGATGTTTTGCTGTTTCCGCTTGCGGCGCTGGCATTGGGCTTTGGCATGAGCCCGGAGAGAACTTTCTGCGTGAACTTGATTGGATTGAAATGCTCAAGTGGGTTGAGGATAGTGCCAATCATGCTGCCGCTTTTCGGCTGGTCAAAGATGATGACGCGGTCATTTTCCTGAAGTGTGAAAGCGAGCTCGTCATCTGCGGTCAGCTCATTGCCATTTACGTGAATTCGAATATCCTGATGAAAGCTTTCTTGCTCTAGCCACTCTGAAAACAGTGTGCCAGCCTGTACTTCAGCCCTGTCTTTGGGCATCCCTGGAATGCGCTGGATCTCGATAATCGGCATACCGGTAGAACTCCACTTTAGTAAAAAGCTTTTGAATGGTACGGATAGCATCAGGCCTGACGTGTCCGTTTTCACCGCGGCTGTGTAGCGCTTTACCGTCAACGATGAGGCCTACGTGTACCGGCATGCTACCTACCCACGCCACAAAAATGTCACCATCTACGAAGGATTCTGTGCGCTGCCAGAACACGACGTCTGCGTCATGGCAGGTCAGGAAGTCGCTGCCGTTTTCATAGTCTGCCGTCTGGTGTATCTCGATGCCGAGAACGTGCCGGTAGTAGAGAACCACTAACCCCCAGCAGTCCATGGCATCGAATGAGCACGCGCGGTTTTCCCACGGCTTACCGATGACAGCCTGGAGAAAATAATCTTTAAGCATTCTGAAGCCCCGGATATTCTTCGACGGTGTACAGCCGGCCAACGTTGCGGTTGAGAGGATTAACCTTGGTGAGACTACATGTCACGTCCTGATCGTCCATTGAGCAGTCACTGACGTATAACGTCCATGTCTTCAGCGCAGTTCCCATGTCTGCCGCATCGAATTGCTGATACGTCGCGGAGATGGGCGTTATGCGCGCATATGCCTTCCATTGCTTGAGCTTCTGCTTAAAGTCCTGAGCCAGTCGGCTGAACTTCACCGTGCTATCCAGGATGGGCGTATTGCTCTGCTGACTCTCGGTTAGCTCCATCCGGCAGGGCGTGTAAACCTGACCGCTGAGAGTCTTTGGAAATATCTGGTTATTGACCAGCCTGACGTAGCCAAACACAGGGTTATAGAAGGTGATCGTCTCGTACAATATCCGGTTTGGCCGTCTGCTCTGAAACTCTCTTAGCGTTGGCATTACGGAACCCTCGGCAGACTTTCCGAATCACGTCCATCTGGGTAACCGGTCACGATAATATCGAGCCATGAACCCCACGGTGGCGGCAATTCAATGATGATGTCGTCAAACTCATCGTCTGAGTTAACCAGCTTCCGGGCTATCACATCGCCGGTCCATGTAAACACCGATCCGGTTTGTGACCATGACGGACACGAAAGAAAATGCAACTCCTGAACCTCTACCCCACTTTCGCCTGTACCGGTTCCCAGCGGCATTGTGAACCATTGATTGCCGTTATCGAGGTAATCGGGGCTGCGCAGCCATTGCATGAAAGCTCTGTGCTGGTCGCGTGTGAAAATCCATGTGAGAGAAAAAGTGGTCTTGAGGTCGTCCGTCAGCTTCTGGAAAATCGGAGCCCCGACAGTGGGCTGATCTGTTCGAAAGCCAGTATCAGTTGTCGGGGTCTTCGCCTTCTGTGCCAGAGGAAGCCAGTCTGGGTAAGGTATCGCCATTATTAGCCTCTTGCCTTGCGTGGTGCCTGATGGTTTCTCGCTATCGACTGGCTCATATCACCACCCTGCTCCATATCCATAATGAATGCCTGAACGGTCAAGGTGCTACCATTTTGCGTGGCTTGGGCGTCATATGAGTGCGATCCAGATGAGTAATCATTAAACTGAATTGATACCTGAATTTGCCCACTTCCACCCAGGTCTTTGTTGCTGATCACCTTCCCGTTATCGCCGGGTATCATGTACTGGCTACCGTTCGACGCCTGATAGATTTCTGGCATGCCGCCCTCACCCACCTGATACATTGAACCTGCGGACACTGGTCCGCCGTTTTTGCGCTTCCCTGCAATGCCGCCAGCCATCGCCATGGCTGCTATAACCGCACCAATACCGATAGCCGCTGCACCGCCGAAAGAACCGATTGAAGCCGCAATAGCAGCAGGCGTCCAGGCCACTGTTGTTGTGGCCGCTGCCGCCGTGCTTGCTGCTGTGGTGGTTGCTGTTCCGGCGACTGCTGCCGATGTGGTAGCCGCGGTCGCTGCAATCTGAGCGGTCTGCCCCATGATTGCCGACTTAACCCACTCAACGCCCATCTGGACGAACGACTGAACGACACTACTCAGCACCGTATTGGCGATATTACCGAGCGCTTCGTTGAGGGTTTGTGTACCATTGAGAACGCCGGTAATGCTGCTGGATACTGTATTCATGGACGTTTGAAGGGTATCGGCAAACAACTGAGTTGCAACATTCTGCTGCGACCACTCGGCCCACATTGCGGCCTGTCGCTCCTGTCGATATTTAGCTTCAATCGCCGCGCGTACAGCCTCAACCTCTTCTATCCGCTGCGGATATAGAGTCGCGTACTGATTAAGTTGCTCCATTTGCTTCTGAAAAGAGTTATCTACGCTCTTCACAGGAGATACAGAACCCTGCAACTGCGTGAAGTTTTGGCTGGCCTCTTTACGCTTCTGCTCTTCATCCTTAGCGGCTTTTGTTGCTTGAGCCACATCGTAAAGCTTTCCTGCCAACTCCCCGGCTCGCAAAGCCTGTTCTGATGTAGCGGCAGCGCCTATCTGTTGCTGAGCCGCAAGAACAGCCGCTTCTCTTCCCATTCCTTGTTGTTCAAGAACAGCGATCTGATATTTTTCTGACAGCTGATCTAGTTGATTCACTACCTGCTGCTGCGCAGCGGCTGATTTCTTTGATGCAGCCTCAGCCTCAGAAGCGGCTTTTTTCTGCTCCCTCTCTTGCTCTTTTAATGCTTTTTGCTCGTTCTCGTAGGCTTCAATCTTGTCATAGCTTGCATCAATAGATTTGAGCTCCGCCTCGTTAGCTGCCCATGCTTTGTTGTGGGTCAGGATGGCTCGCTTGGTGCGGTCATCCATCGACAGGATGTCAGCCTCTGTGACCAGAATCGGTTTAACCCAGTTGCAGGCGGTATCCACTACGACGGTGTTATTTGTTGAGCCAGTTGGAACGCAGCTCGTCGTCAACAGAGCTGCCAGGCATGCGAGTAACGGTATCCTGAACATCTGCGGCCTCTTTACTGGTTTGAGTCTGGCGCTCATTTGCGGCTTGCGCCTGTTCGATTTTGGATTTGGTGTCGCGCTCAACAGCGGCCTGCTCTGCCTTATCCTTGCCTTTTGAATGACCGATGCCGAATGCACCGGCCACCATGGCGATCAGGATGCCGATACCGCCGATGATCATCTCGATTGTCGTCATGGCTTCTCTCCCGGATTCATGCCAGCGTCGATTTGTTGTTCCTTGATATCCTTGTCGCCTGACAGCTTTTTGGCACCCAGATAACCGGCAGTGCAGAAGCCGAAGTACAGGCCAAAGACCACTTCTGAAAGCGTGCCCTGATATGCCTGCCATCCAACTACGCAACTACACACCAGAAAGCCAAGGGCTGCCTGTGTGCGGCTAAGAGAGATAGTGCCGCTCATTCCGCGAAGCATACTGAAGGCGTCCATCAAATAAGGCCTTTGTAGATGTCGTAACTTCCTGTGCGCATTACCTCAGCATGACGTTGTGCACGATTAGGTGTTTGCCTGGACCATTTGCTGCTTAACATTCCGTTAGCGGCCTCAGTGAACTTACCTGCTGCGATCAGCGCCAGGGTATTCTTGAATCCTGCCAGCCCTGCTACGCCCATCTGATAAGCCATCGAGATAAGGATGTCCTGCCGCGCCGGGTTGCATTTCTGCATGGCTGCGTTGATGGATGGGTTGCTGCGGCACTCTCGTGTAACGTTATCAACAAAGACCTGAGCCCACACATCACCAACGGCACGCGGCACCGTGAAAGTGTAGTTACTGAGTGATGCTCCTTTCGGCCCAATCTTGATGCCGATACCAACCGTTGGATAACCTTCTGTATCGATATACGGCTTCTCACGATAGCCCTCTTCATGATTGAGGATCGGGATAATCTGGCTCATTTATTCTCGTCCTCTTTCACCACGGTTTTAACCTTGTCGGCTGTCTTCTCTGCCGTTTTCTCAGGCATGGCATCGAGTTTTTGCTGCATTGTTCCGACCTGCTCAGCAAGTTTTTCAACTTTTCTGTCACGCTTATCGGCTATCTGCCGGTACTCCTGGCGAACTTTGTCATTGGAGTAGATAAAGGCGATTGTCATGACGCTGAACATGGCACAGACGAAAAGCAGCAGGCCGCCAATCAAGATTCGGCCTTTATGGCTTTCAATGAAGCCTCTGGCTTTAGGTTTCATCGCGATCTTCCTCAAGTTTGGTAAGCATGGCGCTCACCTGGCCCCGGAATTCTTCATCGCGTCCGGCTTGGGTAATGGCAATCAGCATCCGCAAGGAGCTTTTGATTATTCGAATATCGCTTTCGAGGTGAGAAATCCTCTGAAGGTCCTTCTCTCTACGCTCTCTCAATTCGTTATTCTCTTTTCGCAGTTCGTCGTTTGTAGCCTTCAGGAGAACGACCTGCTCTTTGTAGTGAGTAATAACCTCACCACCTGCCCTGTTGTTTGTCACAGCAGAAGCAATAACCGCGCTTACCCTCGCAACGTCTTCGTCTACCACTCCGTATTCCAGCTCTGCGAGTAGCAGCGCCATCTTGGGGACCATCGATTCCTTCCAGCGGGTGATGCTCGACTTATCCATGCCCAGCGCTTTAGCGATGTTTGTCACTCCGCGAAGAGCCATCTGATTTAAGAGCCAGGTTTCAATTCGACGTGCCTCGCATTTGTTGCGTGATGTTGAATGTTCCATTTGTGATACTTCCTTTAAGTTGAATTGGTTAAACGGCCACGCGCAGACACGCAGAGCCTTAAAGACTTGTTTGTTTGAATCGCCCTTTTTCAGGGCTGAGATGTATAAGAGCGGAGGTACTTAAGCTGCTTTGTCACCAGATGGTGGGAAAACTTCATCTAAGGTGCATTTGCAGCCGAGTTTTTTAAGTGCTTCTACGATTTCACGGCAATCGTTAAGACCGGGCGTTCGAATACTTAATTCGTAATTGGCGATGCGGGACTGTCCCCAGCCAAGCGCCTCAGCCAGAACAGCTTGCGAAATTCCGATCTTCTTTCGCTGCTGTGCAATGTTGTTCATTGCAGTCTCCTTTTCGGTTGCAATAAACTCATTATTCACATTATGTGATTAACTGTCAATCTCACTTCGTGTAAATACAGTAATCACATGTCGTGATAGATTATCGGTATGAAAACTATGCATGAAATTATTGGGGAAAGGATTAAGTCCCTCAGAGAAGCAAAGGGATTTAGCCAGGCTCAATTAGCCAAGCTTTGTGGCTGGGCTGCACCGTCACGCCTTGGAAACTATGAATTAGGTACCAGGAAGGTTAGTGCTGATGATGCTGTGATTCTGGCTGAGCAGCTCGGAGTGTCTCCCTCGGTCATCCTTTTTGGTGATGAGTCTGGTCCTGTTTACAGACAATATGAGTATCCACTCTTCACCACTGTCCAGGCTGGTCAGTTTTCTGAAGTAGGCACGTATACTGTAAGTGATGCTCAGAAGTGGGTTTCCACGACGAAAAAAGCCAGTAAAGACGCTTTCTGGCTTGAAGTTCTAGGTCATTCAATGACGGCTCCGCATGGAATGCGCCCCAGCTTCCCGGAAGGGATGCTTATCCTGGTAGATCCGGCTGAGGAAGTTGAAGCCGGAGATTTCTGCGTGGCTGGCGTGTTCGGCGATTCCGAGGTCACGTTCAAGAAATACACGTGGGATGATGGTAAGCACTGGCTGGAGCCGCTGAACCCTAACCCGCGCTATGAAAGCATCCCGTGCAATGAGAACTGCCGCATCATAGGCAAGGTAGTTAAGGCGCAGTGGCCTGAGGATATGTTTGGGTGAGATTCAAGAAGATTGAATTATATTAAAAAATTCAATGGGCTAACATGGAAAGGCAAACGGATATCTAGTGGCAAAGAAAAACGAGAGTCCTCTATTACAGTCGGATGCTGATCGCGTCATTCACTCTAAAAAAATAGTGGATGTTAGTGGCATAAAATGGGGCAAGAAGCCACCTCCGGGCAGATCGCCGATGTGGTTACAAACGGCTATCACACCTTATGAGGGTGGATCACCTTTGCCTGGCCTAAAATTTGTTTTGCAGTGGCGACCAGCTGATGAATACGGAGATGCTCCTAAAATTCAGATGGTAGCGCTTTACTTTGGTCGAAGAATTTTTGGTGTGGACTCTTACCCAAACGATAGGCATACGAACAGAGTTCAGGTGTGCCATCCTGACTATGTTGAAAGCATTCTTGGACCACACTATCACCTTTACTTTGAATCAGCGTTGCCGTATGAAATAGGTCTAATCATACGCGAGAAGATAGCCCCAGATGACTTGTTAGGACATTGGCGCTTTTTCTGCTCTAAACTGAATGTTACATGCAAAGGATTACTGCCTTTGCCGGACCAAGAAGATTCGGGACAAATTCCATTGCTATGATGTGCTCAACGATAATTTCCAGACTCGGCTTTGAATGCCTACCCATAGGTGAAGAGTCCTTGCGAATAATCAGTCCGTTTCCCTATTGTGACGACGGGGAGCATGTTGGCGCATTCGTACAGCATATCAATGGGAGTTTCAAAGTTACTGATCGATGCGACGCTCTTATGAACATGGAGGCGCGTGGTATTTCACTAAATCAAAGTCGCCTTGATGTCATAAGGCAGGCACTCGCTCGCGAAGGAGCTGAGCTAAATGAAAGAGGCGAAATTCTCAAATGGGCCCATGATGAAGGTGAGCTTGGAAAGGTTACATCTGATGTTATCAGGGCTGGGATTCTTGCTTCAGCTATGTCCATCGATTGGTATTCATCTAACCAATCTAAAAAATTTGAAGCTGAAGTGATTGATTTTATATCAAAAAGCTTATTATCAACTTTAATGGCCCTTCGAGAAGAAGTCAGTGGCATGAGTGGTCACAACATTGTCATACCAGTGACCATTAAAACATCAATGCCCAAGTACATATTTACCTCAAGCATTAAAGAAGGTGGATCATGGAACAGCGCATATTCATTGCTTGGAAAGCTGATGGATCTTTATCAGGCCAACAACGCTGTTAACAATCGATACGTAGTTATCGACAATGAGTCTATCGGCTCTCAAATGCAGCAACTGATACTGCTGTTCAACGACGTAAGCCAAGTTCTTCCATTCGAAAGCAGAAGCTTATGGCTCCCCAAATTAGCTGCATAAGCAACCCGGCCACCGCGCCGGGTTTTTTATTGACTCTATTCCCCATAAATGGTGATCTGCTTAGCACCTGCTTTGTGTTAGGATGTTTCTGATTGCAACTAACGGAAACTGATAATGAAAAAATTAGTAATGGCTGCTTTTGTGGCAGCAACTTTAGCAGGATGCGCCTCTTCAGGTAATCAGCAACTAAAAAACGAGACTGAAACCAGCGTTCAGTCCAAAATCCAGGAAGGGAAGACTACCAAAGCAGAAGTGAAAACTATTTTTGGCTCCCCGGATGGGGTTTCTTACACCGATAACGGTAATGAGATTTGGAAGTATTCGTTCGCGAAAGTGAAAGTGAATGGAACTTCGTTCATTCCTTTCTACGGCTTGTTCCACAACGGCACGAATGGCACGAAGAAAGAGCTAACTATCCTCTTCAAAGACGATAAGGTGCAAAAGTACACGATGGCTGAATCGGCAATTAATACCAAAACCGGTTGGGCCGACTAAGATTTAAGCCCAGCATTGAGCTGGGTTTTTTATTGCCCCCTCCTCACTACCTATGCCGCATCCCTGTTAGCTCCCTCCCCAATTGCATTGCCAGTCACCCATATGGCATTGAGTATTAATGCAGCTTTGTCATCTTCCATATGTCACCTCTCCGATCATTTTTAACCCTTAAACCGCGTAATAAAAATAAAAAACCAATTCATACATACACATAGCGTGTTGATGCAAAATAATACACATATTGTGATTGACTATAAAATCACATTTTGTGTATATTGAATTCATCAGCAGGACGCACTACTCACCAGGACGGTGAAGCTCTTAAAAATCTGGCGCTGAAAAAGCGCAGCATTCAAAGCAGAAAGCTTTGAGGTGTGGTTGAGACAAAGCCCCAGTGAATAAGCACATCGAATCGCAATGCGATCGTGATGCCCAATCGATAGCTGAAAGAAGCATCTGGGAAAACCTAACCAACCACACCTTCAAAGCTAACTGACAGGAGGATGTATGAACTCACAAGATCGTCGCCGTGACCGCCGCGCAGATAAACAGGCTGAGTGGAAAGCTGCTAATCCCCTGTTAGTTGGGGTAAGCGCTAAACCAGATAGACGCCCTATTCTCTCGCTGACCAGAAAAGTACGTTCACGCGTTGAAATTGCTCTTAATCCGCCAGATTTATCGGAACTGGTTGATTATCGCGAAGAATTGGAACGCCGAGCAGAAGCAGCTGAGGCAGCAGAGAATAAGAAGCGACGCGCCTGGTACAAAGACAGCAACCCGTTCGGCAACAAGATTCACGCAGTGCAGAAATCGCGCGGTAAATCTACTCCACTTATTTGAGGTGATGGTTATGAAAGTTGTTTACACCATTTTGGCTGGCAGATTCGACGATGACGAAGAGAACATTAAGTTCTGTGATGATGCTGAAACGATGGAGGATGCACAACGCATCATCCAAGAAAAGAAACTCTACCAGTACCCAATATGTCGGGTAGAAGTGACTGGATTCGAGGCTGCCTGATGGCGGCCTTTTTATTAGCTAAGAGGGTAAGGCGATGAAAACTGAGCTGGGTGTAAAAGTTGATATAGACGTTAAGCGCATCAAAACCTGCATTAAGGTGTGTGACAGATTTACCGCAGCAGTGATTGACTCAGATGGCAAAACGGTAAGAAGCATTGAGGATGAATACGTTCCTGACTTCTTCCCCGGCAATCATTATGGCGACTATCTGGAACTGGATATCGATATCGAGACCGGTCAAATCCTTAACTGGCAAAAGCCATCGCAAGCAGATTTAAGTCAGCTTGTCGGCGAAAGTGAAGACGATTAACCCGCTTAGGCGGGTTTTTTATTGCATCTCCCTGCTCTTTTACGAGAGAGCAAAGACATGCATGGGCGGCTACCCACACTCGCCAGCGAGAAGTTAAGTGCTCTTTCACGTCGGTACAGCGACTGCGCGTCATCGTACATCAGCAACAGCGAACGGGTTGTGTTATCAAACAGTCGGGCAATGAGCGAAAGCCAGCGCTGGTCAAAATCATGTCCCTCATCTACCAGCACAGCATCATAACCGCTATCTGTCACGGCTCCGCTGTTAACCGCATTTTCGAGCGCGGCAAAACAGTTATCGAAGAACAGCCCTTCCCGGCTCACATTGAGTTTGAATTTTCGGGCGGCACTCGCACACCAGTCGTGGAAATGATACACGTGCACTTTATCCGACAGCCCTCTTTCAGCAACAGAATCGCGGATGTAGTTTGCAAGAATAATATTAAAACAAAGCACTAATACAGGACGCGTTGTCGTTTCTGAAAGATACAGACAACGGTAGAGTAAAATAAGTGTCTTGCCGGAACCCGCCACACCATGGATAACGCGGTGCCCTTCCCCAAGGTTGCGTGCCAGCACCTCCTGCTGCAGGTCCATTACCCTGCAGACCTGATTGCTCTTTTTCTTCGTCCGAATAGCAATCTCCGGGAACAAATGCTGGCGGAGAATATCCCTAACTGCCGGAGTGACTGCCGGTCTGAATCGGGTGGTAAACAAGCCAGAAATTTTAGAACGAAAAGCAGAAGCAGAGACAGATTCCGTCATTTCATCCTGACAAATTGTCAGTGCCCGGGGAAATAAAGATTCGACTGCCCCGTCGTCTGAGAGGGAGGTCAGTTGCTGGCGGGTGATATTCGTAAAAATAACACCATAAGCCCAGGCAATATTGAGCTTTCCTTTGTACAGGCCAGTACTTTGCTGCAGTTTCGGCTCACGGGATAACGATTCGACGGTCGCACAGGCGTACTCCCTGACCTGTACCAGCGGATTTTGTTCCTGCTTTTCTCCCTGCGCAGTCAGGAGAGTTACAGTCTGCGGGTCAATATGTTGAAGTGTGCTCAGCTTCCAGTCTTTAACTTCAAGAAAAATAAGGCCGTTTGCGGGATCGATAACAACAAAGTCAGGATGCCTGTATTCCCGCCCCACTGGAATGTCATACCAGATAAGGCAGTCCTCCCCGAGATGTGATTCAAGACGCTGGGCTACACGTCGCTCCCCGTGCGTCATTCTGTCTGAGCATAGCGTCAGGGATGTCATTAATTTCGCCATACAATGTTATCCACTTAAATGCAGTACATCAGCAGAGCACGACATTAGCTCTGCTGTCAAAACATCAGGATATGATGTTATGCGGCTTCGCTCTCTGCATATTCGAGACTCTGCAGATACTGTAGCGCCACCGGGTCGGCAATATATTCAACCTGTCCATGGTGACGCTCTACCTCATCAATAATTCTGCTGAGCTCAACCCGGAAAAACTCCTTACGCAGGTTAATTCGGTTAATCCGGTAGCGTTCCAGATGGTCATGTAGTTTCTTTTCAAGTGCGGGGGCATCATCACAGGAAATCATGGCATGGACGTCAAAATCAAACGGCACGGCTGCCCCGCTCAGTTCTTTCACGCGTTACATCGGTTCCAGCCGTCGGGTCATACCGATTTTGAAGACATTTTCACCGAAGGAACCAATATTTGAAATCACATATACATGTCCCTGCTTTGTAAGCTGGGCCATGGATTTGGCGCGTTCATACTGCTGATGCACATCCTGGATTTTCTGCTCCAGCTCCAGACGCTGTCTTTCCAGCTCTTCCCTGTGAGCACCTTCAGCAGCGAGCAGGGCTTCATCCAGTAGACGCTGCTGCTCAGCAAGGCGTTGTTTCTCCTCCTCTGCCTCACGCTGTTGCTGGTCCAGTTCATCCTGACGCTGTTTTTCTTCCCGCATCTGACGCTTGAGCTCAGCCTGGTATTCTTTTTCTTCCTGCGCCTTTTCCAGCAGGGCGACCTTATCCAGAAACTGCTGTTTTACGCCTTCCCAGTCAGCATTATCCTCAAGTTTCAGAAAGGTGATTTTCTCGCTGATGGCCGCGTAAGCCTCTCTCTCCTTCCTGAGCTGGTCGTACTTGCTTTGCCAGTTATTTACAGTGGTGCCGGAAAGCAGAGTTTTGACTTTGAATTGATACGCTGCGTCCACAATACGCTGCAGTGCCCGAGAGGCTTTATTTTTGGCATCGTGAAATTCATCCCATTGACCGGAAAGCTGTTTCTTTTCCTGGTACAGGCCGCGAGCCACTTCGGTACTGACGGTTTCTTCAAAGGCTTTCTCTTTCTGTGCTAACTCCGACACGGCCTGTTCAAGCTCCGCTGTTTTCTTCCGGAAACCCCGGTAAATGAAAACCCGCATTATTAGTGCAACGGCAATTAACAAACCGAAGAACAGAGTGATGATTCCTGCCGGATTTGAAACAGACTCAATAAATTGTTCATTTAGATTGATGAGTGCTCTTGCTGCGACATAAACGCCCCAGGCAATGACGCCAATAATGACAAGAATAATACCTGAAGCATTATCATCTTTTTTTCTTCGTGCCATATTTTATTTCCCTCTTCTTATTCAATCCTGATTATTTAATCTGAAGGACAGGCAAGGGCTTTTTGCCATGCCAGATTAATATTGGTTCCCTGAGCAAATCGGTAAATGGGTGTATCCGGGCTTGTTGGCCATATAGAGCGGGGTGCATGTTGGCTGACGGGGTTGCGTACTGACCGGTTCGTCGTTTTCTGTAATGCGTCGCGGTTTTTTATTTTTCGCAGTTGTCACCTTTTTCGTCTGCGTTTTGCGGGTGGAAGTGGACGGTTTTACCGGGTTGCTGACCTCTGAAGAACCATACCCGGAACAGAATCGCTTCGACTGACTCAAACTCCCGTCATTGCAGACAAAGCGTCCATCCGATGAGCAGTGCGCAATGCCTCCCTTTGAACCCGAACAGGGTTGCCTTCCACGCGCGGCATCGGCTTGTGCCGTGAATAGTATTCCTGAAACCAGAAGGAAGATTAATTTTTTCATTTCCATATCCGTGATTTATTTTTTATTTTGGGACTCTGTCCCAGCCAGCACTGACTGTTTTTCCAGGTAAATACTCAATCACTAACACGCAAAAAAAATAATAACTATTACTCACTCCAATTCAACTATAACAGTAGCGCGATGCTCAGCTAAAAAACGTTATTCATCATAAACATATGTATAAGCAAACCGATATATGAAATAGCCTACAAAAAATCCTGCTATCGAAAACATACCCCAGAGATATCTGGATTCGCTTGAAGATAACAAAAAAAACCAAATAGTAAATACAATACCAGAACTTCCCAGCCCTATCCCCGCTCCGCGAATTAATCGGGAAATGATTACCAGAAGAATTATCTTGATATTCATAAGCCTCCAAAAAAGTATTCGCATACTTTATCAAACTCGGCAGGGTTTCTGTCTCCTACCTCACAGGCTTTTTCAAAAGGCTTAACGATATCTTCAACAATAAAATAAAGAAGATCCAGGTCACCAAGGCGTTGGAGCTTATTGTGCAAAACAGGATTTCTGCCTTCAAGGTCTCTTGATGTATAAATTGCTCTGGATGTTTCAGCACCAACAGATAACAATAAGCCAGCCAAACTTCCGGCAAAAAAGGCTGATACACCTCTGGATGCTATTGCTTCACCCAGCTTCACACCCGTTAGTTCAGTAAATGCCATTTTCCCCATGAACGAACCGGAAACATTTTTCACGAAAGAAGATATTTTTTCGATGTGAATGCGTGAAATAAAATCCTCGAGAGAGGTTTTAATAATTTGCTCAATAACCTGAGGATTAAACACGCCATTTTTAATCAATTGAGCCAGCCTGAATTTATCATCAAGGTTATCTCTGCGATGATCAGTATCAATAAAATCATATCCCAGGTAGCCAAGACTGACTGGAAATGAAATAAAACCTTTTCCTATTGCCCCCCAAAAACCAGAGCCATCGATATTAATAGCCTCAAGCATATCCCTGGCAATTTCTTTCGCGCTGTCCAT